TCTATTATCGCTCGGTCTCTTCCGGCATGGCATTTGCGGCGATGTGGCTGTCGTTCCTCGTAACCCTCGTCCCTTTTCTCGTGGCCGAACGGGGCATCTCTGCCAAAAGACGTGAACTGTTTTTCGCGTATTCTTTGGGTGCGGCGGTAGGGACATTTTTAGGGATGCTCGTAAAATTATGAGGACAATAAATGTTATTTAAGGTAGGCAATGTCGTGAATCTGAATCGCCACCTAACAAAAGAAACGCGGGCCAAGATTAGCGCTGCCAATAAGGGCCGCCCTTTTAGCAAGGAACACCGAATCAAACTAAGTATCGCCGCAAGGCATCGCCCTCCCATTAGCGAGAAAACGCGGGCTAATTTAAGTCTTAGCCATACCGGATTGCCCCAAACAAACGAAAAGAGAGAAAAACTCAGGATATTGAAACTCGGGAAGGCTAGGCCGGACATGGTTGGCAATCAACTGGGATGGCGTGGCGGAAGAACCGTTTCATCTGAAGGCTATGTTTTGGTAATGAAAAAGGGCCACCCATTCGCTAATAAAGATGGGTACGTTAGGCATGATGGTGAGGTTATGAATAGGAGGAAAGATGTTTAAGAAAAAAGTTTCTCAGGAAGAGTTCGATAAACTCGAACAAAAACAATTGAAACCAGAGAGCCGACTGAGATCACTATGTGAACTTCTTTGCGTAGCATTTACCTTAGATGCGTTTGATGAGGGAGTGGCAATATATACACAGAAGGATAGATGAAGCGAATCGGTCAAATCATCGGAGCCGCGCTCGGGACGCCCATACGATTTCAATTAATTCTCCTAATCATTTTTGTCTATACGATTTACGCTGTTGTCAAGTCTATCCTCGTCGCAATCATGGCGGCTATTAAGGCGAAACCTGATCCGCTTTCATAACGAACGCGCTTATTAAAGTAATTTTATTTACCTGGGAATTGCAAGGCACTACCCCATGAACGTCCAGCCTTCATAAGAAACATGGTGTACAAAAAGTAACAACGCCGGGAGCGTTCAAGGCGTAAATACGACCAAGGGAGACGCCTTCCCGCGCCTCCTCGGTTGCAACTTGGCACGATAGCTTAATGGGTGAAATTCCCTACCCCGGCTCCACCTTGTAATCACGATGGGCGACTAGACAAAAGATTTCGTCCTGCGTTAATGCCGCCCACAAATAAATTGGAGAATATGCCCGACAAAATTGCCTTCCCCGCCCAGATAAAACTCATCAGCGTCAAATCGCTCATCTCCAATGATACCGAAGGCGAACTCAAACTCCGATTTTTACCGACCGATGAGGTATTAGAAGTCCTTCATCGACTTCATTGCGGCGACGCCAGCGTGATGGTGGTCGTCATGCCGTTAGATAACGAGAATAAACGTGAAATTCAAAAAAGGAAACAAGGTAAGCAAGGGACGACCTAGGGGGGCGAGGTCTAAACTTTCCGAATCCTTCTACCAGGACTGCCTTGTCGCCTATAATGATCCTCGGGTGGGTGGACTCAAGGGACTCATCGAATGGATCGCATCAAGCCAACATAATCGCATCACGTTTTATGGCTGGCTCTCCAAGACAATGCCTTCAAACCTCCATCTCGGCAATGCATCTAGCGAGGATGGCACGGATAAGGAATTTGTTGTTAGGGTCATCCACGTACATGACGACGAAGGCGGCAATGACCATAACAAATGACGGAACAAATCTTTGCCGACGTAACCGACAGTTTTGAACCGTTATTTTTAGATAAACATCGTTATCTTGTTCTTTGCGGAGGACGCGGTTCAGGCAAGAGTGAGTTTGCCGCTCGCAAGATTTTCTCGCGTTGTTGGAATCAAGGCAAACATCGTTTTCTCATTCTCCGTAAGGTACGTAAGACTTGTGGCGTATCTGTCATCAAGGTCTTTCAGGTTCTACTCCGGGGATATGGCGTCATTTTTGAATATAACAAATCAGATCACGCCATCCGGTTTAAGGCCCGCAACGGAACGACAAATGAACTCCTCTTCGATGGCCTGGACGAACCTGAGAAGATCAAAAGCATAAAGGGTATTACCTCGATGTGGATCGAGGAGACGACAGAGTTCACGTCAAGCGAGTTTGTTGAAGTTGACCTCTGTCTCCGTGAGCCGGGACCATCATATAAGCAGATCATCCTATCGTTCAATCCAGACGAAATGCTTGCGCCCTGGCTCAAGAAGCGCTTTTTCGACAGCATTGATCCGGATGCCTGCGTTCACGTTTCGACCATTAAAGATAACCCGATTCCCTCGATGCGGAATGATTATAGGAAGCAATTATCGCTCCTCACAGACGAGGCACTCAAGAAGATTTACCTCTTCGGACAATGGGCTGCTCCCAAAGGACGCATTTATGACTGGGACGTACAGGCATTGCCCAAGGATATTGCTTTTGATGACATATTCTATGGCGGTGATTTTGGTTATTCCGTAAATCCGGCAGCACTTATCAAGATTTATCGCAAGGCCGACGAATTCTGGGTTCAGGAAATAATTTATGAAACAGGCCTAACGAATCAGGACATCGGAACCAAAATGATTACCGATCCTGAGATTGACATAAAACTTCCAAATTACTGGGACAGCGCGGAAGGGAAATCGGTCGAGGAAATCCATCGCATGGGCATAAATGCGATTCCGGCACCCAAGGGGCCGGACAGCGTAAGGACGGGCATCGATTACCTCAAGGCAAAGAAGATTCATATTATATGCGGGTCTTTAAATATCATCCGCGAGGCTGGCCGATATAAGTGGCGCGAGGACAAGAACGGCAACCCCCTTCCTGAACCCGTTAAATTTGACGACCATGCTATGGATGCCATCCGATATGGCATTTACACGCATTGCGCAGGCCGGATCGAGCGGCACTTTCATTTCATCTAATTGTGGGGAAAGGATGTTTGTAAGCAATAGGAAGTGGCATTACGTTGATTATGATAAATATTGTCAGGCTGTGAATTGGTTTGCAGGATTAAATTCGAAAGAAACGGGCGGAGATCCTGATTTTATTTTTGATTATTTCTTTAAAGCATTCCTTGAAATAATGAACATCAAAGTGATGCCCGATCCGGATGGGATCATCGTCGGTCGTGGCCTCGGCACGACTTTGCAGGAAGCCATTGATAACAAATATAGGAAACCAACCGATGGATAAAATAGAACGCTTGAATGGGCTGGAACGCCTTGCCCTAAGATGGGGACGGCTCCGGCGGCTTGTAAAGGGTGGGAATGCGCCCGTCGGCGATCCGTCCGCCTGGCTCGATTCCCGTTATTGGGGCGAAGGACTCATGAAGGGTCGCAAGCCTATCAGCAAGATGGATGCTATAGACCAGTTCACGTCATGGGTCTATATCTGTGCCAGTCTAAATGCCCAGTCCTGCGCCGCCGTGCCGCTTGAACTCTATGCCCGCGTGCCCGAGGGCGGGAAGGCATGGCGTTCGATCAAGACTGCGAAAGTTGATAGGCGAATCAAATCAAGGCTCGCCCCCTACTGGCGCACCAAGGCTGCCGACGTCGAGGAGGTCACGGAGCATGCCTTCCTGGACCTCATGGAGAACGTCAATCCGTTTATGAATCGTTCGGACCTGATGGAGTTGACGATCATGTTTCTGGACCTCATGGGCGAGGCGTACTGGTACATCATCAAGGGCAAACTCAACCAGCCCGTCGAACTCTGGCCTATCCCGAGTCAGTACATAACGCCAATCCCCGGCAAGACGTTTAAGGACTTCATCACGGGGTATCGGTATGAACGCGGCAATGTCAGGTTCGATGTTCCGATTGAGGATATCGTCGCGTTTTCCTTCCCGAACCCGTCCAGCCAGTATCGCGGCATGGGCGTTGTGCGCGGGATAGCTGATGCCGTCTATACGAATTCGGAGATGTATAAGTTTTCTGAAGGGATGTTTGAAAACAGGGCGCGAATCGGAGGCATTCTGGAATCCGATACCGAAATCAGCAAGCCTGAGATAGACAGACTCCGCGAGGAATGGAAACAGAGATATACGGGTACGGAAAAAACCGGCAGCACGGTCATCCTGCCTCCGGGTATGCGATTTATGAGGGATTATGTCACGCCTACCGAGATGGACTTTATAGCCGGTCGGAAGATCACCCGCGAGGAGATTGCCGCGGCCTTCAATCAGCCCGTCTCCCTTTGGGACCAGGCCGCTATCCGGGCTAATGTTGAGGGGGCTCAATATTTCCATGCTAAATATGGTATCCAACCGAGGCTCCGCAAGATCGAGGAGAAAATAAACGAAAAGCTCCTCCCGATGTTCGATGAGAGCGGGACGTTATTCGCGGCATTCGAGGATGTGGTGCCGGAGGATAAGGTAAGCCAGCTGGCCGAGCGGACGCAGTATGTCAACGCGGGGGTGATGACGCGGAACGAGGCTAGGGTCGACATGGGACTTGAGCCGGTCGAGGGTGGGGATACCGTATATATACCGTTCAATCAAGTCCCGATAGGTGAGACTATTCGGGAGCCTGTTCCCGGTGAAGGTAACGACGAGGAGGCCGATGCGCTGGCCGGGAAGGTCGTCGAGCGGATAAAGGAAAAGCTCGGGGTCGCCGAGAAAAAATAAGAAGGGAGGGAGAGATGAGGATCGAGCACGATAAAATTATTTTTTCTACCGGGCATGAAGTATCCATCTTCGGAGAAGCACTTAGCATTACCCCGCCGGAATTTAATGACAACGAGTGGTATGCCGGGTATGGCGAAGATGGCATGCTAGTGCTTAATACTAACTACGACGATCCGGACCTTCTGACTAGCGAAGAACAAAGAGAGATGGCCGACTATATGATTGCCCTTTGGCAGAGATTCAAGGCAAGTGTGACATAAATGAAGTATGTGTGGAAGATTATCGACTTTATATGTGGATTTTTGAGTAAGCATCGTTGGTTTGGGTTTCATTCAGAAAGAGGGAGGGAGAGATGAAAAAGAAGAACGAGCCATTTCCGGGATTATATGAGGTCTGGC